CTCTCAGTGTCAACGAGATTTAGACGCTAGTAACGTCAAACTCTCGTGATACTTAAAGTCTGCAAAGCGAATGGGTTGTATGCCCCAATTCCGATTTGCTCAAAGATCGAGAAACCGATCAGACGGTTCTTGGGATCGTCCGCCGACAGCACCGTCAGTTCGGTGCGGACAGGGATACGACCGAAGAACTCTGCCTCACCGCAAACGTACACAGTACCTTCCGGTATGATACGGCTGACGATGAGCTTTGCGCCCCACAGGGTCGCCATCAAGCCGGTCTTCAACAGGACGGCCTGAGTCTCGATATCCAGCGTGTCACGGTCCCACTTGCGCAGGTCCGCATAGTCCTTGGCGTTCAGGAACACCGAGGCGACACGGATGTCCGTCCTCTCGACGTTCGCAAAGGCATCTGCCAGTGCGTTCGCCGTCAGGTTGCCAGTGACCGGAATCACCGGGTTCGGGTTGGTCGGGTCGGCGGCGAGAGCATCCATGACTGCGAAAACCTTGCGGTCTTCCTCAGCCTGAATCTCAGCCTTCGCCAGATCAACTGAACGCTCAATCAGGTCGAAGCGACGCTGCTTGATTTCGGTGAGCTGGATTTCGGGGTTACTTGCAATCTCGAACAGCGGGAACAAAACCCTCTTGGGCTTCGCCACTGCCACGATGTTCTCGCCCTCTTCCCCAATGACATAAGCCGTGATGTTCGGGTCTTTGTCATAGATGGGAAGTGCGCCGTCAGGCAGTGCTTCCACGTAGAAAGCCTTGCGGCCTACCGACGTGTAGTCACGACGCCTGCGGAGAGGCTGAATCATGCTTGCCGCCAAACGCTGCCTGCCTGCGGCAGTGCGAATGTGACGGGAGATGATTTCCTGCTTGGTCTGGTTGTCTAACATTTCCAATCCTCCAATCGGTTCAATCTTTGATGTAGGTCGTGAACCCTCAACCTTTTTTTCGTCAACACGCCACTCAGCGTCCGTTGACTGTTCCCTTTCGTCAGGGAGCAGATGCTCCCTGACTCTGGGAAATGCTGTTCTATATCCGCATATCGAGACCGAGCGTCGGGCTGGCGGTCGTCGGCTTCTTCATGACAATACCGATAACCGTCTTGGGGGCTGCTTCATTGGACGCTTCGTCCGTCAGCAATCCCTGCGCCGAGCTGTAGAGCAGTGAGCCGACCGTGAACACCGTGGGTGTCACCGTGTCTACTCGCATCGTCTCGAACACGTCCACTTCGACCGACGCCATGCACTTCATGACGGCAACCTTGCCGCTCGCCACCGCTGGGCTGTTTTCAAAGGCAGCTCCCGCTGCGTCATTGACGAACAGACCAACTGGACGGAGAGTATCCGTGCAGGGAACCACCGTGTAGTCCAACCCGCCAGACACAGCCGCCACCGAGCCACCGAGCACGCCACGAGGCGTGTTGATGGACAGAGTGCTGTTCCCGCCCGGATTGGCACCGTAGTTCTGCTTTGTGAAGCAGTCATCGGACAGAACCGGAATGCTGTTCAGCATCCCACGAATCAGGATTGATAGTGACATTGTATGTCCTCCAACCTATCTTGTTTTCCCGGCTTACCTGAATATACCACTCACGTCTGGAGCCGAATTCCAGATTGAGCTGATGTCAGCCGACTCGCCGCCTTCGGAGGCAACCTTGGGCTGTCCACCAAGTTTCTTAATACCAGCTTTCTTGGCCTTCTTTTCGTCGGCCTCTTCCTCTTCCTCGGCGGCTGTGACACCGTCGTCAAAGAGAGAAGCGAGCTGCTTGTCGGCCTCGGGATCAGGCTCCACGTCTTCGTCCACCGCGCTCGTAAGCTCGATGTCCATTTCGTTCGCCCCAACCCTCTTGGCTTCCTTCTTGTCCTCTTCCTTGTCCTTCTTCTCAGCCTTCTTGTCCTTCTCGTCCTCGTCCTTCTCGGCTGACTTCTTTTCCTTCTCGTCCTCGTCCTTCTCGGCTGACTTCTTGTCCTTCTCGTCCTCGTCCTTCTCGGCTGACTTCTTGTCCTTCTCGTCCTCGTCCTTCTCGGAAGAAGCATCCATCCACTTCTTCTCTTCCTTGTCCCACACCTTCTTGGCTGTCTTGTCCTTCTCGTCCTCGTCCTTCTCGGAAGAAGCATCCATCCACTTCTTCTCTTCCTTGTCCCACACCTTCTTGGCTGTCTTTTCCTTCTCGTCCTCGTCCTTCTCAGCCTTCTTTTCCTTCTCGTCCTCGTCCTTCTCGGCTGACTTCTTTTCCTTGGACTCTTCGATCTTTTCCTTGATGAACTCAGGCATTTCCTTCTTATCGCCTTCCGCCTTCTTCTCTTCGCCCTTGTCCTCGCTCTTGTCCTCGGACTTCTTGTCCTTCATCTTGTCGGCGAGTTCAGCAGACGCTTTCTTCTCGTCAGCATCATCCTCGTCCTCGTCCTCAGCGTAGAGCTTCTGAGTCTTGGCAAAACGGTCGAGAGTCCTATCCATTGCCTCACCGCTCATGCCCATGAAGTCACGAGCTTGCGCTTCGATGACATCATCCTCGACCTTTTCGCCGAGCAACAACACGGCGACGCGAACAGCCTTGTTGGCTGCGATGCGAACACTCGCCACCGTAGGCGGGTTGGATTCGGGAACGCCAAATCCGATTTCGTCACGGGAATCGTCCTTCCACTCATGGCGCATATCAGGCAGCTCGTGATTCACACGCTGTTCAAACGTATGATACTCTTCCCATGAAGGGTCTTTACGGTCGGGCTGATTGACGTTTCCCGGATACGGGACGCTCATATCTGCGGCTTTCCTGCTTGTGAGTCTTACTCGGTTCATGTGCTTCCTAGCCTCCCTTGATTCTGGCGTCGAGGGCATCCGCTATCTTATCGATGCGGAACGCCAACTCACGACGACCGTGTTTTTCCAGATAGTCAGCAACCTTGTCGAGCCTGTCCGATGCGCTCTTCAGGCGACCGACGAAATCCGATGACTTGACGGAGAGTCCCGGCGACTTGCGACCCGCTTCCTCCACCGATGGGAAGGTAGCCAGCTCTTCGCCGTGCGTCTCGCCTTCAACTTCCGTGAACTTGTCCTGTGTAATCTGCTCTTCGATGCCAGACGGGTCTTTTTCGCTGGCAAGGCACGCCGTTTCGTCTTCCAACGGCTCGGCAGGACCGCCGTCACCGGGAACAACGTCGTCGTCCATATACATGCCAAGACGCTTTTCCAGTTGCCTTATCTCGGCTATCAGTTCTCTGCGAACACTCATGTTTTTCCCTCCTGCTTGTTGTTACAAGCCGAACATCCACAAAACTTTCAGTTCTACCTTACTGTAAAATATCAAAAAATTATTACAGTGTGTTTTTATGAGAAATTTCGTGGTTTTTCCGTGTTACTTTTCCAAAAGCGCATTCGCCAGCTTGACGAGTTTGAGAGCAACCTTCGTGCGCTCTTCCTCGCTCAGGGGCCAATTCGCATTTGCCTTTGCGTTCTGGTCGCCAACATCCTTCAACTCTGCACCCTGCGGATTGCTGACCACCTTCTTCTCTGCCTTTGCAGCCTCGTCCGCCTTTGAGGCGAGGTCGCCGTCGTCGAAAGCCGTCAGGCTCTTTTCGAGACTATCAATATCGGCAAGAATCTGTGCGGCTTCCCGTGAACGTCCTGTCAGTCTATCTCTCATGTGTCCTTCCTCCTCTTTCTTTTACAGGCTTTCCATCCTGTCAATTAATGCGTTCAGTTCACGCACGATATTTCCCGCTTCCTGAACCTGCGCTGAACCATATTTGTCCAAAGCAGGATTACGAGCGGCTCTCTCGTATTTGAGTCCACGGATACGAGCATCAGCCTTCGCATTCAGCAGCAGACCCAGATGACTCATCGAATCAAGTTCCTGCAAAATGTGATTCACATCCGCAGGACCAGCAGTCAGACTCTTCGCAATCTTCACAAGTTCGCTTGCAATCATCTGGTTATCCACACTTGCTCGAATGCCATTTTGCTTCAAGTATTCGTCGAGAGACATCCCATTCACAGAGCCGTCCTCTTCCACCTCAGCCTGTGTCCATCCAAAAGAACTCGTTCTCTTCCGCATCACAACGGCACCATAGGAGAGCCTGCTTACAATCCTGAAACCTTTTCTTTCCAGTTGAGCGATTACTTGTTCCTGCGTCATCGGATAATTCTCTCAATCATCGCTTCACGTTTGCGCCTCATAAGTTCGTCACGAGCAATCCTGAGAACCATCATGCCCATCTTGTCCGCAACTCTCATCTTGAACATATCCGAAACTGTCTCGTCCAGCTTCGCCGCCGAGAATGCCAGAATCTTGGCAGCAGCCTTGGGAATCTCGGAAACGTAATGATTCAGCACCGCACCAACGAATGCGGGCTTGTCAACCCACGACGCTTCGATGAACCTACAGGACTTCGGATCGCCGACAAGTTTGCCGTTCTTCTTTATCATGCGACCGCACAACTCGCTGACAACACTCTCGTCGCCGTCGTCGTCGGTATAGTGTTGAAGCATCTGCTCGTCGATGTGTTTGCAATTCGGGTCGTTGTCTCCCATGACCTTTCCACACTTGGAGCACGTCACATACTCCGCAATGCAATTGTGGACCGCCACCCCGTTCATGACGTATGAATGGTCTCCAGCCTCGTTTTTCACATGGATGTTGAACACGTCACATACCAAATCCACAGACTCGTTTGCCGTCACACGCCGCAGCATGTATCCTCCCACGCTCGACACCTTCGACTTGTTGTCAATCTGTGTTCTAAACTTGAAAGTACG